AATGTTTCTTTTACATAAGCGGTAAACCATCTTCTAACCCACTGTTGTGCGGGAACATTTAAATCGGACCAAGTAAGTTCTTCTAACGGAACTTCGTTTGGCATTTTAATTACGTCAGGATTATTCTTTAAACAATCTGCTCTACTATCAGGTGTTACGTCATAGTACCAATACCATACGGCTTTACCAACATACTCACTATAGTTACTCCAGTTAAAGTTTCCACCAGGTGTGTTGTAAAGTTGTAAGTCTTTTTTACCGTCAGGTAATGCTGTAATTCTATAAGTTAATGAACCACCAAGAATACGGTTTAAGATATTCGCTTCTTGCATTCTAATCAAATAGTCAAAACCTGACATCATGAAGTATGAACCTTGGTAACCCATTTGGGCAAAACCTGCTTCGTTAGCACCTAAACCAACACCACCAAAACCACCGATACCCCCAAGTCCAAACGCCGTCCATGGTTGATTACTAAACCATAACACTTCGTTAATTTCACGACCCGCAGGAATTTCGTAATTTTGTTTGTTACGTTCAAGGATAATATAATCTTTTTTCAAGACCCAAGGACCCATCGCTTGTAGACCAACAATCTTAGAATATGAATATGAGAACTGTTGTTCAAAGTCCATTGTTCTTGTGATTAATGCTTGAGCGACAGACTTTTCAGTCATGTTAAGATTAACCAAGTTAACCCATTGACTATCAATCAACCAATTCAAGATATACTGTTCGTAATCCTGAATAGATAATTCCATTAAAGAATCCATCATTTCGTCAGTGACTTCAACACTACGTAATGGAGCTCCCAAGAGATGTTTTACTCTTGTATAAATTTTTGACCTTTCTGGTTCTGGTATAACTGACATGCTAATAAATATCTTTTAGTTTATTATATGTTATATAAAAGTGAGTCGGATGGGAAAAGAAAATTACCATCAACTATTTTTGGTTTTTGATTAAATACTAAAACGTTCTTACCTCGTTGGAATACCATCCAATCCGTCTTGTATAATTTAACACTTGCGGTACCCTCTAAAGAAATCCCATTTTCAGTTTCTTTCATTTCTCTGAATGGTTTAACTTGAGCGGTATATAACTTACCATCTTTAATTATCTCTAAGTCTACGCCTTGTATTGCGTCTTTTTTATTTCCTAATTCTCCGACCAATTCAACTTTGGCCGATTTACCAAAAAATCTCTTAAGAATTGCTGCGGTGATTTCTTCTCTTTTACTACCCGCTTTATCTTTTTCAGTTAAGACTCTTAATATGTTGTGAAGGGTTGAACTGTCTTTATCAAAGATTCGGTCTTTAAAGTAATTTAATGCACTTATAAATCTTTCGACTTCTTTCTTTTGTTCTGCAGGGGTTTTGTCTGTAAAACTAATTGGTTTTTTGTTTGGAATCTTTGAAATGACTTGGTTTAAATCTCTCAATAAAATACAGAACGTTGTGTAATTGGTATTCAATTTATTAATCACAGACCTACCAGTACCTTCTAAATCGTAAACACCTGATAATTGATTGTTGTCGGGTTTTTCAATAAAGTTTTCACTGAAGGCATCTCTAAGGATTTTATTAATACCATTCATGTAAGTCCATTTAACTTCTTGGTTTACATTGAATAACATTCTATAAAATTCCGTTTCAGACTTGGAACACATTTCGGATTTACCTTCACTAATAACTTGTTTCATCTTTGTTGATTCTAATAATTTAGTTTCAACTTTCATCTCATACATTTTGGTAACAAAGTCCCAATTCACAACTTTCCAAAAGTTTACAATGTATTCGTCTCTTTTGTTTCTATACTTCAAATAGTATGCGTGTTCCCATAGGTCTAAACCTAATAATGGGAATCCCCCACCTTCAATCACATTCATTAATGGATTGTCTTGGTTTGGAGTCGACATAATTTTCAAAGTGTTTCGAGATGTCAAAACTAACCACACCCAACCTGAACCAAATCTTTCTTTGGCAATTTTTTCAAATTCTTTTTTGAAGTTTGTAAATGTTCCCCACTGTTTTGTAATCTTTTTGTAAAGTTCACCAGTAAGTTTTTTGGGTTCGGGAGTTAACATATTCCAAAACAAAGCGTGGTTAAATGCCCCACCTGCGTTGTTTCGAATTGTCTTATCAAAACGACTGATTGTTTTGATGATTTTTTCTAAATCTAAATCTCCGTATTTTTTCTTTGATAATGCGTCGTTTAGTTTATCGACATACCCTTTGTAGTGTTTATTGTAGTGAAAACTCATGGTTTCAGGGTCAATAAACTGTTTGAGGGCTGAGTAGGAATAAGGTAGTTTTTCTATTCCGATTTTTTTCATTTCTGTAATCAACAACTCTTTTTCTTTGGTTACGTGATTTTCAAGTATCTGTAACTCTAGTTGTTGGATTTTCTCTTTTGTTTTTTTCATAGTATTGGATTATCCGTTATATATAAATAATCCGTAGTTCGTTAATGTCGCAGTTCGTTGATTCTTTGTAGTATTTCTTCAGCCATATCTGCGGGGTGTTGGTTGTCACCCATGACCGTTGCGATGACTTGTTTTTTGTTGTTTAAGATATCGTAGATGATACCTTCGATTGTGTTTTCGAATATTGGGTAATAAACCAAAACATTATTTTTTTGCCCATAACGATAAGCTCGGTCTTCAGCTTGAGCGTGGTCAGATGGAAGGAATGATAAGTCATTCATAATAACAGCTTCAGCTGCGGTTAGTGTAATACCTACACCCGCAGCTTTGATATTACCCACAAATACTTTAACCTTTGGGTTGTCTTGGAATTGGTCAACGGAGTTTTGTCTTTCAGGTTTTGACATTGAACCATCAAGTTTTACTGCCGCCTTACCAAAATGTTCTGCAATTTTATTTAAAGAATCAGTGAAATTACAGAAAATAATAACTTTCTTGTCTTGTTCAAGAATGTTTTCAGCGAGTTCAATAGTTTGCTTAATTTTTTCATCGGCTATGATTTGTCGAACTTTTGTAAGTTTAGTGAACTGAACTGTAAGTGATTTTGATTCTTCAGGGTTCTTGTCGTACCAATCGTAATACTCACCCATTACATTTTCATATTCTTTTGACTTCAATCTTAAATATACAGGTGTGATAATCTTGTCAGGTAAATCAAGTACGTTTTCTTTTAGTCTTCTTAATGTAAGACCAACAGTTCGGTCTCTCAACTCTTCCAAGTTAGATGCACCTGTTACGTTCCAAACTTTTCTGTTTCCAACTTTGAATTGGTATCCCGAACAATAACGGATAGCGTAAGCCATCCAATTCTTAGCAACAGGAGAATCAATCAAACTCAATAAGTTGAAATAGTCAATTGGTCTTGATGTCATCGGTGTTCCCGTCAACAACCAAAGTCGTTCAGTTTTTTTAACGATGTCGTTAATTAGTTTCGTCCTTTGCGCTGTAGCATTTTTGATATAGTGTGCTTCATCGACAATAACCAAATCAAAATTGGCAGCAAGAACTTGAGAGTCATCTTTCTTTTTAGGGTCATGGAAATTTTTAATTATGTCATAATTTATGATTACAAAATCGGCTTCAGTACTAAAGTTTTTACTCTCGGCGATATAAATTGATTTATCTGAATAGTTTTCAATCTCACGTTTCCAGTTAATCTTTAATGTCGCAGGACAAATAATTAATACCTTTTTTGAACCCGATTCTAATGCAGCAATAATTGTTGAAGTTGTTTTACCAAGACCCATGTCATCGGCAAGGATAAACTTTTTATTCTCAACCAATTTTTGAATTGCCTCTTTTTGGTGTTCAAGTGGTGGTCGGTGTGAATACTTCGAATAATCAATTACCACATCTTTAACAGAATTGTCTTTAATGATTGCGGCTTTTGGTAACCAAAAATCGTGTAATTCTTCAGTTTCTAAAATCCTACCCCAAATATGATATGCCTTTTCTTTATCCGCTAATAATTTCTCAACCCACACCTTTTGTGGTATTTCGGTATACAATTTGTCATCGGCTAATTTCTGTGCGAAGTATGCATCAAGTATAACCCATTTCTTAGCAACCTTTGGCTTTTGGTCGTGAAAATTAATAATGTATTCTGATTGACTTCGTGTCGGATAAAACTTTTTATTGATTTGTGATTTGCGTTTTAATTCCAAGATATAGTTATTGAAACCTTCATAGGTTTCAAGAATCGTCATCGCTTTTGACTCTAAACTAACATCATTCATTTAATATTCGTAAATTTTATCTTAAATATAGTAAAAGTTTAGGTATTTATCAATATATGAAACAGACATCAGAAAAGTTAGTTCCAATTACAAGATTGGGTATGTTCTTCGGAGGTGAAGATTATGACCTTGATGTTGGGATGGGACAAGAATGGTTAGAGGGTGATATGAACTTTACAATTGTTTTATATCGTATTGACCGTTACAAAACTAAAAAGGATTCAGTATACGGTGAAGTTGTTGAGGATGGAATTCAATTTATGGCACCTGTAGAAGTAAAAGGTTTGGTTCAGGTTATGCAACCAACAAATAAATTCTACGGTAATTCAAAAGTTGAAATTCAAGAACCAGGAAATATGAAGTTTTCTGTTTATCAAAAAACACTTGATGATTTGGGGGTTGAAATATGGATGGGTGATTATATTGGTTATTATGAAAGTGAAGACCGAGTTAGATATTATGTTGTCAGTGATGACGGATATGTTAAGTCAGATAATAAACACACTTACGGTGGTTACAAACCGTTCTACAGAACGATTACAGCAACATGGGTGAGTGAGAACGAATTTAGAGGAATATAATGAAAGTAGTAATAACCGAATCACAATTCGATAATTTATTCTTAGGTAAAAAAGTGATGGTGTATTACAACTTACACAAACACACTTTTTCTGTAACTTATGATGGTAAAGTTATTATGCACGCTGATTATGTTAAATTGGGTGATGTTGAGTTTAGAGTAAGAAAGGGTGGTAAAGAACGAGTTCGTTCTGAAAAATCAAAAAACGTTCACGCATTTGTAATTGGAAAATTGTTAGATTATTGTGAATATCCGTGTGACAATATCCCAAGTCCACCATCCGATATGGTTGTAACATACAATCCATACAGATATGATTCATTTGTTTACAAAGATAGTGAAGAACCTGTTTACCGAGCTCAAGAAGTTGACATGATTAATTCACAAAATAAACTATTTGTAGTAAAAGAATAATGCCATTACCAAAAACAATTGTCAAACCTACCTTACCTTTAGTACCAAAAAAAGTTTTATCTGAAAGAAGAGAACAACTTTTAGAATATATTAAAGAGGACGGAACTTATTTACCTAAGTCAGTGTTACATGCCGACTTGGATAGAGGTATGCTTGATTTTGTTAAGACAGAACTTGAAGTTGTAACTGCGGGTAAAGTCGTTCCTTTATTGGATATTATTATTACAACTCAAAACTGGACACAATACTTAGAAACGTGGCAGTTTGTGGATTTAGACTACAATCCATCACCACCATTCATTACTGTAGTTAGAACTCCTGAAGTTAAGTATGGTACCAACCCATCACTTCAATATACAATACCAAACAGAAAACAATTTTATTACGCATCTGTACCAACTTGGAATGGAAACGAACAAGGTATGGACATTTACACAATTCCACAACCTGTACCTGTTGATATAAACTATCAAGTTAAAATCATTTGTAACAGAATGAGAGAGTTAAATCAACTGAATAAGATTGTGATGCAAACTTTTTCATCAAGACAAGCCTACACGTTTATTAAAGGTCAGTATGTTCCAATTATATTAAATAACGTATCTGATGAATCTCAAATGAGTATGGATTCAAGAAAGTATTATGTTCAAAGTTATGACTTTACCATGTTAGGTTATCTAATCGATGAAGAAGAGTTTGAAGTAAAGCCTGCAATTCAAAGAGTTACTCAATTAGTCGAGATTGATACTTCAACAAGAAAACAAAGAAGAAACAAATATCCTGAAAATCCTGACGAGTTTGAAATGCCATTTTTGTTTGTTTCAGGTAATACCGTTTTAACTGATAGAATTGATTTTACTGCTGACATGACTTTAATATCGACCGATAACGTTGATACGTTTGATGTTTATATTAATGGTGATTATTATGGTAGTGATTTACAAAGAATTGAAATTACTACAAATGATATTTTAAGAATAGAAGTCACAAAAAATGATAATACTCAAGAATCACTTGTGACATACGAAAACAAATTAGTTTAATCTTCTCCGTAGATATCTTTTTTTTCTTTACACTTTTCAATTATCAAATTCTCTAAAAACTTATAAATCTTTATTCCACGCTTATCACAATACTTTTTTAGGATATCGTGTGATTCAGGGGAGATTTTAATGTTCTTTATTTCTTTCTTGATTTTCATAGGTAGAAAAAAGGCAGAATTAATTCATACCGTTTATAAATACTTATCCAAAAGTAAAGTTTTTTCGTAAAATCTCTAATATTTATCAATAAAATAAATCTGTAACAGAATAATTTAATAATGGCAACACAAGTAAATCAAAAAGTATTCGTATCACCAGGCGTATACACATCTGAAACCGACTTATCGTTTGTAGCTCAAAGCGTTGGGGTAACTACATTAGGTATTGTTGGTGAGACTTTAAAAGGTCCAGCATTCGAACCAGTATTCATAACAAACTACGACGAGTTCCAAGCATATTTTGGTGGAACTGAACCCGTTAAATTTTATAACACTCAAATCCCAAAATATGAAGCGGCGTACATCGCTAAATCATACTTACAACAATCAAACCAATTGTTTGTAACAAGAGTATTGGGATTGTCTGGTTATGATGCAGGTCCGTCTTGGAGTTTATCATTGATTGCCAACGTTGACCCTACAACAATTGGTGACCCATCAAACGCAACAACATTTACCGCAACCTTTACAGGTGATGCTTCAGGTAATACTGTATCGTTTATTGGTGGTGCTTTACCACCTCAAGTTCAAGCGAACTTAAATACGCAATACAGAGTAAGTGACGGTTCAACATCATCATTACAAAATGACTTTAATGCTTACTTAGGTGGTATTATTGATACACCATCATTATCCGCAACTACATCAGTAGTATACGGTGCAATACCTAATGTTGATTACGACGCATTAGTGACAACATATACTGCGGTTACTGACCCATACAATTGTGTCAATACTTTTGATGATAACGATTTATCATCAGGAACTAATGACCCATGGTATTATGCTAACTTTAACATTTCAAGTGGAAATGCTTATACGGGTTATTCATTCTACTATGTTGTTAGTAGTTTATCGACAGGTGGTACAGGAACCTTTACAGGTGTAATCTCTGGTGAGTCTTATTCATTTACAGGAACTGCATACACTGAATTTAATAACATGGTTGTTGGTACACTTCGTTCTAGAGGTATTTCATTATACAATAATAGTTCTACAAGTGAAAATCACGGACCTGTTTATCAAGTAAGTGGTCTTACAGATTTACAAATGGTAACTACTGGTCAATACTCAGGAGTTACAAGTTCACCTTTCGCAACATTCTTATTATCAGGTGTTACAAGAGATAACGAAACTTTCTCATTTGAGACTTCATTATTAGCAGCATCTTCAAAATACATCACTAAAGTTTTAGGTGTTGATAACTTCGGAAAATCAAGATTTGAAGTCCCTGTGTTTGTTGAAGAGGCATATCAAGGAAGTTTAAATTATGCGTACAATCAAGGGTACATTAGAGGTCTAAACTCTGAGTTAATTGCTCTACCTGACGCTAGAAGTCAATCAAGTCAATCTATTGCTTGGAATTTAGAAAAATATCAAGCACCTGAAACACCATTCTTAGTTTCTGAATTAAGAGGTAATAAAGTTTATAACTTATTTAAGTTTATTTCAATCTCCGATGGTGACGCGGCAAACACAGAAATTAAAGTTTCAATTGCAAACTTATCTTATAATAATATGTCATTTGATGTGTTAATTAGAAATTTCTTTGATACCGACGCAAATCCTGTGGTTATTGAAAAATTCACAAATTGTAATTTAGACCCAGCTTCTAATAACTTTATAGCTAAAAAGATTGGTTCTTCCGATGGAGAATACGCTTTGATTTCAAGATACGTTATGATTGAAATGGCGGACGAAGCACCAATTGATGCACTTCCTTGTGGATTCTATGGTTATACACAAAGAGAATATGAAGATGTGTCTGTTTACCCATCACCATACCCTAAGTTCAAAACAAAATACGATTATCCTGGTGAAGTAATTGCTAACCCACCATTTGGTACTGCGGCAGGAGGAACAAATTCTGTTGAGTCAGGTGGAGATATTATAAGAAGAACTTACTTAGGTTTTTCAACTCAATATGGTATTGACGAAGCGTTCTTAACTTACAAAGGAAAACAAAACCCACAAACAGGTTGGGAGACCGCAACTGACTCTATTAAATGGAATGTATTAAGTAAAGGTTTCCACATGGACTCAGGAGCAACTGTTGTTACAATTTCAAACACTTCATTATCAAGCGGTCAAACGGCATTTGAATGTGGTGTTGCTGAATTTAGAGAAGACCCAGCAACTCAAGAAAACCCATACTACTTCATCTACTCAAGAAAATATACTGTATGTTTTGCGGGTGGATTTGACGGTTGGGATATCTACAGAGAATGGAGAACTAACGAAGACAGATTCCAATTAGGAGCGTCAGGTTACTTGGCAGGAGCGTATCCTTCATCAAGATACCCAACGGCTACAGGTGATGGTATGTTTAAGAGAATTGTTGTTCAAAACAATACTCAAGATTTTGCAAACACTGACTACTACGCATACTTACTTGGTATCTTAACATTCGCAAATCCTGAAGCAACAAACATTAACATATTTGCAACTGCAAGTATCGACTATGTAAACAACTCAAATCTTGTAGAAGAAGCTATAGACATGGTTCAATACTCAAGAGCGGATTCAGTTTATATCTGTACAACTCCTGACTACAGAATGTATACACCAGATGCATCGAGTTCTTTAGATATTATTTACTCACAAGAAGCGGTTGACAACTTGGATAATACAGGAATTGACTCTAACTACACCGCAACTTACTACCCTTGGATTTTAACAAGAGATACTGTAAACAATACGCAAATTTACTTACCACCAACAGGTGAGGTTTGTAGAAACTTAGCATTGACTGATAACATTTCATTCCCATGGTTCGCATCTGCGGGTTACACAAGAGGTCTTGTAAACTCAATCAAAGCTAGACAAAAACTTACACAAACTGACAGAGACACATTATATCAAGGTAGAATTAACCCTATCGCAACTTTCTCTGATGTTGGAACTGTAATTTGGGGTAACAAAACATTACAAATTGCTGACACGTCACTTAACAGATTGAACGTAAGAAGATTATTACTTCAAGCTCGTAAGTTGATTTCTGCAGTAGCTGTAAGATTATTGTTCGAACAAAACGACCAAATTGTTAGACAACAATTCTTAGATAGTGTTAACCCTATCTTGGATTCAATCAGAAGAGACAGAGGTTTATACGATTTCCGTGTAACCGTATCATCTTCACCTGAAGACTTAGATAGAAATACATTAACAGGTAAAATCTACTTAAAACCTACGAAGGCGTTAGAATTCATCGA